CTTAAATCCATGTTTATCATACACATAAATTAAATTTAACAACCTATTAAAAAAACATTTATATTGTCTTTCATTGGACTGTACGCCCGTTCACCTCGTCGGTAAATTGTTTTAAAATCTCATAAGATAATTTCTTGCGCTGAGTCGAATAATCCAGATAATTCAGAGTCCAGGATTTACCCTGCTTAATAATTGGCAGACTAAAACCCGCGACTTTTAGAATACCGGCGAAATCCGAAACCCTTTTTATAGACTTGCGCAGATAAGAAATTTTATAACCCGTAACTTTTGCAAAAGCCATAAGTGACATTTGGGTATTAGACTGCACAAACATTTCATCGATTCGGGCGATCTGTTCTGACAACTGATCAAACTTAAATGATTGGGCGTCGAGAGTTTCGAGGATCTGTAAATAGCGCAGATTCTCAACCAGGATCATACTGAAAAAACTATTCATCTTATCACTGGTGAATACTAGGGTGCGGCTAGCCATGTTAAGTTTGCGCTGTTTCTCATCCATGTTTTCCCAGGACTCTGGAATTAAGCGGCCAAGGCGAACGTATTCCATGAGCTGCGCCTCAGTAATCGAATACTTCCGGATTATATCATCAATAGTAAACCTGTATTTCATGCCACCCTTCTTTCATTCGCAGACCGGGCACCGGAAACCGAAAACCGGCCTGCGGTCTCCTGTCTCCTGTCTCCATCTTTCCACCTCGGAAGAGGTTCGAGTCTTATATAATCAGTGATAAACGCATATTTTGTGCGCGTCCTGGTGAGAATCTTAATCGGCAAATGCAAACCGCAAGTAGTACAAGTATAGGCAAACTCGATACGGTGAAAGAGATACTGATTACAGGGGAACATATCCCCGCCGCAGTCATTACAGACTCTGACTAAATTCATTTCTTGATCTTTCGCTGAATAAAAATTTAAACCTATCAATGAAATTTAAGCAGCATACTTTTTTCATCACTAGCACAGACGCCATTCTAATTGCCACCTTCCGCTGCTTTTTCCAGATAGTAGTTTTTATTTTATTGATCATTCGTTTGCGTGCATTTCTGCCGTTCATTAAAATCTCCTAATTTTGCCGCCTATAATATTGTTTTTTTAATTTTTTATATATGTTCCGATAAGAGCCCTCACTCCATGCCCAGGTAGAACTTCGGCGTACCAATTTTCCTTCCGGATCCGCTATTTTTGATGCTTCTATAGATAGCCTTTTTGCAACAGTTCTTCTCACGAGAATTTCACTCCCTTCTTTTTTAACTCGGCGATGCCCGTCTCGCATTGGCTGATAATATCCAGAAGAGTGCCGGTCAAATCATTGCGTTCAAAGCGATCAAGATTACCATCGGCTATTGATTTTTTTAGCGTTTCAGCTAATTTGCCTTTCAGCATATCAATATTAAAAAACTGGTCCGCCAGCTTACCGTCAGTGTGACCCTGCCCTATTAAAACCGTTCGGCGACCCACCTGCTGCGCCATCCATTCCACATAACGGAAATCCTGGCAATATAACATTATCAGAATTTCATATTTACTTGGGATATCAGAGCCGGAACCTTCCGGATCTTCACCCCATTTTAGAACCGTACTTACGGCGAGGTTTAAGAAATTAGCAATCATCTTTGGCGTTCTGCCGGCAGGATTAAAATCAAACATCATACGTAAAATTTCAAAACGTGCTTTTTCAGAATAGTCCACTAAAACCTCCGGAGTTATTAAGTTCATAAATTAACCAGGTCAAAGCGATAAGCCCCACAGTTAATACCGTCCAGAAAAATCGTTTTTGCCTACCTTCCTGCTCCTTCATTTCCTTATAAATCTGTTCATAAGGATCTGAATTCTCGGAGGTTGAGCCTGTCGAAACCGGTACACCACCCTTCGACATACTCAGGGTTCCTTTTGGGTTGTCTCTTTGGTTAATGGGTATCTGCTGACGGATTTCTCTTTTCATATATAAATCTCCCTTTAGTTTATTATTGATAATTGTTTAACGGTGATTAATTTTATACAGGTGAGGTTCAGTATTAAAGAAAAGTAACTTGACATAGTAAAGGTGAATCCTTAAACTTATGCCGCCGGCAGATTAGACTTCGCGGGTCTCTGCCTGCAGCGTGACATACGTTTCGGGGATGGGGTGCAAACCGGGAGGTTTCTCTTAGGGGAGACCGACCACGGTAACCACCCCGCCCTGTTTAATTAAAACATTCCTTTAGTTCATTCATATATTGTGCTATGAATTCATTTATTTTATCGTTGACAGGACGCGACACCTGCGGATTTTGTATTACCTGTGTTACCAGCTGCTTACTTACACCAATATTAGCGGCAAATTCAGTAGCATTCATACCCGCCATCTCCAGCGCAATCCTGAATTGTTTTCTTCTATTCATTTCAATCTCGTACATTTTAAATTTTCCTGAGTTAATTAACACTGTCAATATAAATATAGAAATATGAAAAATCAAGTAAAAAATCTAACTAACAATATTTTTATTACTAATAACAATAATATGCTATCATATAACCTAAAGTATTTGTTTAAGTTAAACAAAGAAAAAAATAATTTAAAAATTATTGATTTTTGCCGTAAAAGTGGCATAAATCAGAATACGGTTACTACCTGGATTCAAAATAAAAAATATCCTAATAAATCTAATTTACAATTACTTATCGATTATTTTAATAAAAACCTGGCATTAAATATCAGCCTTGAAAATATTATAAATAATAGTATTGAAATTGCCGCTTTAGTTGTAAAAGAGTCAAAAAGTGATTATCTTACAGAAGATGAAAAACAAATTATAGAGAAATACCGACATCTTGAAAATCATAAAAAAGACACCATCAAAAAATTACTTAATGACTTTGAATAAATACGGTTATCCGTATAAATTATACGGTTAAACATATAAATTATTAAAAACCAGCACCGGAGGTATAATGTCTAATGTTGTGCCCAAAACAATATATGATCGTATATCACAAGGTCTTAAAAAATATCAGAAAATATTAGCAAATGCAGTAGATCGTGACATTAATGAATCTGATACCGTAATTATAATATCTGATATTCTACAAGATATATTCGGTTTTGATAAGCATTGTGAAGTAACAGCTGAATATGAAATAAAGGGTGGATTTTGTGATCTTGCAGTAAAAATTGATGATAAACCATTTTATGTTATCGAAGCAAAAGCAATTGGAATTAAATTAAAAGATCAACATTTACGCCAGGCACTCGGTTATGCCACGACCGATGGTGTGGAGTGGATTGTTTTAACAAATGGTGTTGTGTGGAAAGCACATCATGTATCATTCGAGAAACCCATAACTACTGAAGAAATTTTTGAAATAGATATGTTAGAAGCAAACCATCGAGACAAAAAAATAATTGAACATCTATATTTGTTAAGCAAAGAAGGAATCACAAAAACAGCACTTAGTGTATATCATGACACATTGCAAGCCACAAATAAATTTACCGTAGCCACCCTTTTGTTATCAGAAACATTTATTAAATCGCTTTGTAGAGAAATAAAAAAGATGAACAAAAACGTAAAAATATTACCCGAAGACATAGAAACCACCCTAAAAAACGATGTAATCAAACGGGATGCAATGGATCCTGAAAAAATGAAACAAATCCAACGTCAGTTAAAAAGAACTAGTAAGTAATTGGAGGCAACAATTAAAAGAATAATAATCTCTATTTTTATTTGTATAATATTTTTTACCTGTGGTGCAAATCAAGATATAGATCTTTTATCAAAAATAGAAAGTGCATCCGAAAAACAAATATTATACATAAATGAGGGATTTACAGATAATAATTATTTTGCATCGAATGTTTATTGCATAAAATCAACTGAACACAAAAATGCGTATTATGTAATTGCCAAAATAAATGGTTTAAAAAATGTGAAGTTTGATTATGGAATCTGGTTAATTTCCGGGGATAAAAATAATCCAGGAATGATACAATCGGTGAGCGATATTGCATCTGCATATACACCATATCCTTTAAGTTCAAAAACAAAAGCAAATGCAACAGATTCAGATGCGGAAAGTAAAACACTTAAGATATATGTAAATAATTTAAAATGAGAGATCCATCAAAACAAGACACCCAATTTAGCATGTCACAAGCATATTACACACCTTAAGGTTTCGACCTTAAGCGCAAGGCTGCAAAGTTTTTTTTGTAGCCTTTGTCATTTAATAGGACATCTATGAGAAATCCGTTTTTAACATCCCCCCAACCCTTCGACTACGCTCAGGGTCCTCCCCCTTTTCTACGGGGGGATTCGGTCTGCCCTTCTCCGGTGCCCGCTTAGGCAACCTGCACCAACTCCATTGTCAATTCATCTTTATTAAAATAAATCTTTATATCTTTTGCGCGGTGATTATTAGAGAACAATACAAATCTTTGTGTGAAATTATCAAACTCCGAAATATTGCGTAATGTGATTTTATGAATGTCCGGACTGGTAAGAAAAAAAGAATTATAAACAGGACCAACAAGCTCTATTAATTTTTGTACCTTGTATATGTAATCTTCTCTTCCAGATTCACCTGGGTTTCTTACCACCCAGTACCATTCGGTAGCACTGGTACCGGGAATTGCGTCTATATCAATAAAATTTACTCTGATTTCAGAAATCACATTTTGAATAACAGACCATTTTTCATCACCTTCTGTTCTAAATCGTAGAGCCATACCACTTTCAACATTTTCTTCATAAAAATCGTTAGGTGGTGATGTTAACCCAGCATCCTCTAAGTATGTTTCTGAAGAATCGGTTGGAAGGCGGGTGTTCATTGTTGGATATTGGGCAGCAACTCCATAATCAATATATATTTTATCCAGGATTCCTGTTGCATCAATAATTACCTGTTGATTCGATTCTGCCGTAGCATCGCCATACTCCAATAAATGTTCATAGTCAGTATAAAGACTAACATCAACATGAAGAATAACATCGTTCCAATTAATGTCTGTTTTAAATTTCACATATTCAATCGGATTACCGTTTTCAATCTTCTCTAATGATTTTATAAATGCTGATGTAATGCTTTTTGTGGATCCACCTGTACGGAAATTTATATAAAATGTACCGCCATAATTATAAATAAATACACCAAAGGCAGTCATAAAATTTTTTAAAAAAGTGCGGCATTGTACTGTATCGTCCAGATCATAAAACAGTAAAGTGGTAGCATCATAACTGTTACTGCATTCCTCACTGATACCAAAAGTGGAGTCAAAATCCACATTGCCGGTAGCGATTCCAATATACAACAGAATATTATCCATCATGGTTTTAATTGAAATTCCATTGGCATAATTAGCATCTGCCAGCGTATAATCATTCATCCAGAAATAGGCAATAGCATCATAACATTTAAGGCTAATCTGCCTGTATTTCAGATCACTGCCATCTAAATAATAAGCCTTTTTTTTGATTTGACTAAAATTGAGAATACCATGCCATTTTTCACTGCCGTCTAAATATATTTTTATGAATGTTTGAGATTTGTAGGTGCTGTTTAAAATGGGATACTGTTCCCAGACATTATTTGTGGAATCATAAACAGGATTATTAAAAGTAATTTGCAGCGATGGGAAACGGTAAGACTGGCTGGAAGGCGATACCTCAAACGGTATATCTAACGGCGATAGTTTTGATATATCGGCGCCAACATCCGTATTGTCTGCTGCCGTACCGTCGTCATAAAATATTTTAATACGCATATCACCGGCTGGTGTATAAATACTGCCGGTCTGTGAAGGAAACCAAAAATTCTGATCAGCCATGAAATTCCCTTATGGGAGCTGAGCGTTCGACTGAGCTCACGCCGAAGTCTTGTCGAAGCCGTCGAAGTGTCTGGTGTGGATATTTCGACAGGCTCAATATCCCTTTTAGGCTCAGTGTCCGCATATTTTAATATGTCCTTAGTGCTATATTGGCGTTTCCTTTTTCCAAAATTATTGCCAATTCATCTGAGGTAACTTCAACCCTTAATTCTAACGCGGATAAATCTTCCCGCATTCCATTCATAGCGCTCACCAATTCCAGATTATTGCCGCCAATCTGCCCGGACTGGATCATTTTATTATGCACGTCTATATAGGTTTGTTTAGGTGCTATTACCTCTGCCCCGGCTTCACCAACCAAGCCCAGGGTCGGAGAGGTAACTAAACCACCCCTGGCAAACTTCTGGGCGCTGATCATAGCCACATTCGCCAGACCCCTTAAAAGGGTGAAAATAGCCGTTGCCCAACTCCAGGGCGGAATACCGGTTGCCAGCGCCCTATTAGCTCCTGCATAAGCATCAACCGTTGCCCTGACTTTCATTATGCCCTTTGCAATTCCGGCATGTTTTTTATTAAGCCCGGCTATTGCCGCCAGAGCGCCGAGGGCATTACTGACAGAACCCAGTGCATATTGATTTTCATATTGTTTCCGTCTTTTATATTGCTCTTCCGTTTCTTTTGTGATGTTTTTTTCACTTTTAATGAGCTGTTGTTCTTTATTATGTCCCAGGTCAATACTTGCCTGTATTTTGGTGGTTAGAGCCTGGGTTTCTGCCGCATCTAATATTGCTTTAAACTCACGCTCTTCGGCTGCTTTTACAGCATCCTCTTCTTCTTGTCGTATTCTCTGTTCCCTTAATTCCTGCTGTTTTGCAGCATAATCAACCAGGTTTTGCCGCATTTGGTTATATTTATCACTGTGTTTTCTTTGCAGGTTATCTAAAGCACGCTCTGTTTTATTAATCTCAATCTGCCAGGCAATATATGCTGCGATAATTGCCGTAACACCAAGAATAATCCAGCCTGCCGGTCCCATAGCCGCGTACAGCGCCATTATTTTAACTTTCAATGCTACCAGGGCCGGAATTACCTGGGTCATTAATGCTGTTTTTACGGCTGCCAGTAATACCGGCAATTTTATAAGCACAGCCACCAACCCGGTAAATGCCATACCTTTTAATATATTAACTGCCGCATCGCTGGTTAGAAATTCAACGGTGGATTTAAATAGTTGTAATAATTTACCGGCCGCCGGAATTAATAAATTGCCGATTTTAGCCGCAGCATTTTCCACCGCCGCCGTAACTTGTTTTTTTACATTTGCATAATCCATATTTGTTCGTGCCATGTCACCCACGGCAGCCGTCGAACTCTTTGTAATTAATTCAAATGCTATCTGTGCTTTGGTGTTGGCGTCTAACATACCCTTGCCATCCCACAACCCCTGGTTCATTGCTTCGTTTTTAATGACTGTTTCATTCAGAATCACACCATATTTTTTCATGGTTTCGAAGTTACCCACCAAAGCTGATTGCATATCCAGCATTACCTGTTCGGTGGGCAGATTATTAAAGGAACCTAAATCAGCAGCTAACTTCACCACTTCTCCGGACATGTCTGCAGCAGCATTTTTATTCATACCCATAGGTACTAACAGATCCTGTACAGAAGACAGGAACTGGGAAGCCTCACGCGTTGACATGGCATAAGCAGCAACCAACTCGTCACGCATATCCTGTGCTTTTTTTTCTACACCTTTAAAAACAACACTAAACTTACTGTTTGCTTCCTGCAGATTACTGGCGGCATCTATGGCTTTATTTAATCCTATGACAATTCCGGCAATGGCGCCGGCAGCTGCCAGAATTCCCATCCTCATATCCATAAAAGATTTTTTAACACCTTTACCGGTTTTATCTCCGGTATCCTCGAGCTTTCTTAAATCCTTTGTGGATCCTTTTATCACCCCGTCAAGTTGTTTGCCGTCAACGAGAATTTTTATTGCTATGTCATTTAGACTTGCCATTTACAACTCCATCGGGCATTAAGCTTGTCGAAATGTCCTGACCTGACGCTTCGGCAAGCTCAGCGTCCATTATTTGCCCGCTTTTTCTTCCGCCTTTTTTATTAGGTAATTATTAATGCCGATCCATTTATAAAATTCACAATACGTAAAATTCTTTTTTATATAATCAACCTGCTGTAAATTACCGCCCGCTAAATTAAACAGACTTATTTCTGTTCCATATTTTCTTTGGATTTTGTTACCTCTTCCAGCATTTCCTTTGAGGCTGAACTCTGCCACAATTCCTGCAATCCTTTGACGCTCTCTTTGTTGCACCTGAAAAAAAAATTAATAATCTTTATGCCTTCCGCCATTTTAACCTTTTGCCAGTCGATGTTTTTAGTATCCTGCCCTTTAAAAATAGCATGGGCAAAATCGGCAAAGTTTTCTGTGGCAATCTTTACCGCTTTTTTTATAAGTTCGATTGGATCTTCCAGGTTAATCAGATCTAAATCTTTAAAAGCGGACAATACAAACCCCATAAAATCGCCGCCCTGCCCTATGGTTAATTCCTGAATAAGTAAATTCTTATCCTGGATAATTATTTCATATTTAAGTTCTTCCATCAAATATTCTCCGTGTAATCAGTTAATGGCCCAAATTGAAGTTGTACATCCTCGATGCTTAATTGTGCAACGGTGCTGTTATAATCTTCAAAATAAACCGAAATTTTAGCAACGGCTGCTCCGGGCGTAAAACTCACCGTATATGATTCGCGGACTGTATCGCTCTCTCCAATTATTACCTGGTGTGTCTTAGTGTCTACTACTGTTCCGGCATTGTTCTTTGTTTTAAACCCAAACTCAAAAGACCTGATTACTGCTTCACGGTTTTCTACTGTGGAGCTGACGGTTATTTTTACCGGTTGATCTAGCGGACAAATAAAATCATAATAGAACGTCTGGCTGGCACCGTCAAATTTAAATTGCTGTTGACCCCCTATTACCTGTACGGTGTTACCAGTTGCATCTGTCCAGCCATCAGCGACGCCGTCTGTATTGGTATCAGTGTCACAAGCGCCCTCTTCGCCCAGCATGTTAATCAATTCCCCCACATCGGCTTCTACCTCGGTCTGGGCTTTAAGTAATAAAGTATGAATCTCACCGCCCAGATAAATACGGTTTCTAACCACACTAACATATACATTATCTATCTGCAGCAGGTGATCCATACCAACAATATATATCGATTGTTTTGTTGTGCGCCGCGCTTTGATAGCAGCCAGCAATGTCGGATCGCTTTGAAATAAAGGAATTTCCACCTTAGTCAGTGCGCCGTACTGCAGGTTGTTATTGTCGATCAAATTGTGTGCCAGGTTATTCTCGGTTACCTTAACCTGCTCATGATAGCCGAGAAACAGTTCTTTATTGGTTGCATCGTACAGCGAAACCTGTGCCGGTCCGCTGAATATGTTTGCCGCATTTGCCATTTACAACCCACCCCTAACCCCTCCACGCTTCGACAAGCTCAGCGTCCGGAGGGGAATTAATTTTAATTACTCTGTTGTATTGTCGGTGAAATTGGTTAACTCGCCAAACTCTAATTGCACATCATCAATGCCAATGTCTGCCGCCGCCCCGCCATTATCCTCAAAATAAACTGAGATGGTTTTGACATCAGGTCCGGGAGTAAATGAAATTTCATGTGATATTCTGGTCTCCTGGTCGGCTATTAGTGTTTTCTGCGCTACCTGTTCATCCACCACCACATCCAAAGAATCCTTAGTTTTAATACCAAATAGAAAATCCGCCGCTGCCGTAAAACGTTCAGCAACATAAGCAGAAACGTTGATTTTGACAGGAAATTCAATCGGACAAATAAAGTCATAATACAGAACTTCATCTGCACCATCCAGCACAATATATTGCTGATTGCCACGTTCGCCTAAATGTGAAGCTTCAACATCTTTTTCAGCGATATTGGTTTGCGCCCAGCCGGTTGCCAGTCCGGTTGTGCCGACTTCCGTATTACAATTACCGTCACTGCCCAGCAGATTAATTATCGATTCCATATCTGCCGGCACTTTGGTTTGTGCCGTCAATGCAAACTTGTGTGTTTCACCCGATTTAAACTGGCGGTTCATTGCCACCGATACAAACATATTGGAAAGTTTGACCAGCATTTCACCGGCCACAACATAAATAGTCTGCTTATAGGTTCTGCGGGTTTTTAGACTGGCTAAAAATGTTAAATCCGTCTGCATTAAAGGACAGGCAAATTTTATAATCTTGCCAAGGCTTACTTTGTTACCGTCGCTGACGCCCGTTACCGGGGATTCCGATTCAATCTCAATATCTTCTCCCAGGTAACCGGTAAACAAAAGACCGTTGGTCGAATCGTACAGCGAAACCTGCGCCGGCCCGCTGAATATATTAAGAAGGTCGCCCATAATTTACCTTTCTATCCCGTATTGGGACCTTATGCTATTGCTTTAGGACCGTCACAGAAGTCGTCTGCGTGATCAGCTATTCTGCTTACCTCGAACTCAAATTTGTGCACTTCACCCGGTTTAAACGGACGAGTTACATTTACACCATGCACAAAAACATTATCGATAAAATAAAATTCGGCTGCAGTGCCTGTACTGACCTTTAATTTTGCCAGGGTTGTTTCGTAGGTTTCCAGTGCTAAAAGTGTGCCTGCCGGATCTGTTTGTACAAGGACAAACTTACCCACACCCAGTCCTTTTTTATCAATCTTGTTACCGTCCGAGAGCCCGGCATTATATGGGTTAAAGTTTATTTCCGCTCCGGATTCTTCATCCAGGAGACCCAAATCCGTAAACGATCCGGCGTCTGCGGTTTCCGCGTCTGCGACTCCCAGCGCAGTAATCGGTCCGCTGTAAATTTTTGTTGCGTCACCCATTGTTATTTCTCCTTTCCCGATTTATCGGGACGTTAAATTAAAGTTATTTTTATTGACTAAATATTTTAAAAAGCATTCCAAGTATTCCAATAAAGATTGCTGTTGTTAGTGGCAGAATAACTACTTTAAGCAACTTTTTTATGACTGCTACGTCAACAATTAACCCTTCTTTTCCATTACCAAACAACGCTTCTTCATGTTTAATACATTGTTTAGGATCATATTCTTCTTTTGCCATCCCCTATCCTTCTTTTTTGGGTCCGGGTTAATTCTTCAGCAATTTTCTTTTGTTTTTTAATCTCTAAATATTTAGTTGCCGCTTTTATAAGAATAGGAGCTCCGGCGAAACCAAGTATATAATTCCATGTATCTTTTACGAAAACCCACAATGTACCGGTTGCTGGCATTTTACCGCCGTATTCATTGATATATATGTAGAATAAAATCAACCCAACAACAAAGGCATACAGCATATAATTATATACAAAGAGAATGGGTTTCGAGTGTTGAATCACTATTTCTTTATTGACATTCATTTGATATATCCAATTATAAAAAAACTCATTTTCCAGCCTAGTAAATAATCAACACCAAAGAACAGAACTGCCAATATTAATGATATCAAAAGCATGCTTAATATTTCTTTTAACAGATTGTTCACTACGCCGCTTTGATTTCTTTAAAAATTAAAAAGATTTTATAAATATCCAGGACAACGATGATAGCTTTTTCAATGACCTCCTCAAGTCTGTCATTCGGAATATCAAAATTTGCCTGGACAAATTCAAACAGCTCTACTTTCTCATCTGCATCCATGTCCTCTATTTCAGCCGGCACATCGCTGATGCCGGTTATTGCTGCCGGCAAAGATAACAGCGCCGTTAAATCACCAATTTGAACTCCGTCCGACAATGCCTGTCCAATATCAAGCCCGGATTTTACTACGTCTTTCAATTCTTCAATACCCATTTTTAATTCTCCTTAGTTAAAATAAATAATGTAAAATAAACCAATGTGGAAACACGGCAATTACTAAAGTAAAGGTAAAAGCCAATTGTGCTGGAAACCACATCAATAATATCTTTGCAATGATTCCACCACCTAAAATATGAAACCAAAGCCATACATTACCAGTTGTCATTTTTTTTAAGAAATTCACTTTATTTTTCCTGTTCCTGTGTTTACTAATATACCAACGCCACCAGGTGTCATTATCGCACCTCCTGGTTGATTCGGTACGGTTTCAGCATCCATAAAAGTCTTTGATGTTACATTTGAACTATCGTCAATCGCCCAATAGTAAAGACTATCTGTACCACTTGCTGCGACTGTTGTGTCCCAATTTGCCGTTGTAAGTAATGTATCTAAAACTGTTGTGCTGTCTGGATAATAAGCAATCAATGTGTCACAATCTGCTGATATACTCATGATAACAATATTCATTGAGTCATAGCCGTTAGCTGTTAGATTACCGGTTGCAGTCGGAGGCGTAACATCCTCTCCCGTAAATTCAAAAACTCCTCTATCCCAAATATCATCTTCACCACGAGTATTACCAAGTAAATCAACATTATAGGGAAACCCTAAATCAATACCATCATTTGTGGCATAGGCAAGAGTAAAATCATCCGTTCCATAATTCGTAAAAATATCACTTTCGCCATTTTGAATATTCGTTTCTGATTGACTGCCCGAAGTATAAAACCAATTATAATCGTGAGTAGTGCTATTAAATCCACAATTTTCTATATTATAAAATAAATTATTATAAGCATAATTGTCTGAACCATTATGAAACCAGATACCACCAGCAGCAAAAGTTTCAATATCTACAAAAGTATTATTATAAATTTCCATATCATTATTAGTATCATTCGTTGTATTGCAAATTGCACCATTTGAAACACCGTAACTTGATGAAGTATTATAAAATAAATTGCCATAAATTTCAAAACCACCCTGAACAGCATCTTTAATTACAAGAAAACCCGTTCCCGCATTATCAATAAATTTATTATGTCTAATTACCCATCCAGAATTTTCTCCTGAACTATTAATTGATACTAATTCACCATGAGTAGAACCATTTGTATGTCTTTCTTGGAATACACTATATTCAAGAGTACATTGACTAACGCTTACAGTAAGCATACAAGTTCTATTTGTATCATGAAACCAGCAGTATGAAAATTCCCACCCAGTAGATGAACCAAGTACATAGACAATATCATCACGACTGTCCGACCTATCCATTCCAACACCTTCACATTCAAGATGCCTAATTTTTACATTATCTCCACCTGATGTAGAATAAATATGCTTAACATCACTCCCTGAGTCTATATCTATTCTAAAACCATGACCACTTGTATCACTTCCAACTAAACCATCTATATCATAATACCCTGTAGTAAAATTCCATCGTGTAGTGAAAACAGATACACCATCGCCATAACCTGCATCCCATCCGATAGATGAACCATGTGCTGTGGCTGTTGCTTTACGAACATATATGTAAGTTCCACCAGATAGAGCATCATCAAAAGTATATCCTGTATATGACCCATCTGCTATGTAAACCGTATCATCTCTTGATATTGGACTTGGTATTTGATCAAGAGCATTGTTCCATGCTGAACCATCACCAGTACCTCCATCACGAACATACACACCTGAAAATAAAAAGAGTGGAATAAGCAAAAACAATATAATTTTATTCATATTAATAATCTCCTATATTTTCATCATCTACCCTAATATCATCAAAAATATTATCTGTATCTATTTTACCGTAAAGTCTTATATTTTCACAATCAGCTGTCCATGTCCCATCTGTTGTACTACCGTCACTTTCCCCCCACGTTCCATTAGTAGAAATCCATACTTCAGCCTCAGCGTTTGCTCCCGTTCCTGCCTTTGCCCTAACCTTAAACCAATAAGTAGTTGCATCAACTAAAGGCGTAACCCCAGAGTCTGTTGTTCCTCCTGTAATATAAAGACGAACAGTATTATCGATTCTAACCTGTAAGAAAACCAAAGTATTATCATCAGTGTCTCTAATTGTAATTACGGTAGAATTAGCAGCCACAGCATTGTGATGCCATATAAAAGTAACCCATATTTCAGAACTTGGAGTAAAAGCTCCTATTGCATCTTCATTACCACCAACATCAATTTGGCATGACTGATCCCCTTGTAATGGAGCTGGTGAAGTAGTATAATCATAATCTGCTACACTGGTCGTATATGTCCATGTTTCTTCTGATCCAGCACCTTCAAATTGTTCATCAAGTAAATACGTTACACCGTCGGCAGCCGTTGTAGGACGTGACTGATGTGCCATTATTTGACATTCAGCACTCCAAACAAGAATAAATAATATTAATATAGCAATAATAAAACTTGTAATATATTTCATTTTAATTTTTTCTCCAACTTATCATATTCTGATAGTGGTTTTTCTTCTCTATGTTGATACCATTGCTCTTTTTGTGTTTCGTGTCTTAAGCATTTCTCACAAATTCGATTTCTAATTTTGTCATCATAAGAACAATGTTCACCATAATGCAATACATCACAAAAAGAGTAATCTGCTTTCCATTCCTTAGAATATTTCCACTTATGATTACAATTTTTTGATCCTAAGTTATCTGAATCAATTTTAACTATTTTCCAAATAATTGAATCTGTAATCACCTTTCCTAAAGAACCCCCTTGCTCATAAATATATAAATCCGAAAAAACCTGAGCAGAAACAGTAAAAGCAAATAATATAATTAACGCCATCTTCCACATAATACCACCTGTACACTTTTTGGTTTAGTTGTTACTGCTGGAAAATGTATATATAATGCTGTTCCCATTGGAACTGTAGCATCTGAAAATGTACTATACTTTGTTGTTCCTAAAGCAGATTTAGTTTGATTGCCGGAAAATATATCAGTTGATCCCTGTACTATCATAAATGTAAAATTCGGAGTCGAACCGTAAGTTGTTACTATACACGAATCAATAGTAAAAGCATGTGAAGTATAACCCAATCCTACTGTATCGACTGCAATTAAAACCGATGAATCAAGACTTGTTCCAAAGGCTGGAAGTATCGGCATGTGATATACAATACTATCTACCGCTGCTTCATTAATGGAAAGCCAATCAACGATAACCAATGAATCAACATTAATTGAATCACTTTCAACTACGGTTAATCCAGTTATACTACTAATTCCGCTTAATGTATCTTCTACAAAAATCGTATTACCAGTTTTTGCAGCCAATGTATCAATTGTTATTCTATAAAAATCTGAATCCGCAGACGCCCCATCAATTGTTTCGATTTTATCATATATCGCATCTTTTGGTGCTGCCTCTTGTACTCCATCCCAACCAGAATCATAAACATCAGCAGGTATAGTTACATCATCGCTGAAAATAAATGTTTCATTATGGTGTAATGTCGCATTATTAAGAGTAATATTTTCATCCAGACCGAGGGTTAATCCATCAGCAGTAATAGTTCCAATAGCTGTGACTGTACTATCAAAAATAACATTCTCATTCACTAAAATAACACCGTTTCCATTATCGTCTAATGTATCGGCAGCCAATACTTCAACTGAAATTGTTTTTCCTGTAACTAAATCTAAACCGCTATCTGTGATATTTAAAACTTCACTATCATCAACCTTGAATTTAAAAAGACCTTTGTTTGCGGTTTCACTTGCTGTAAGAGTATTAAAAAGAATATAGTCTAATCCTTGTCCACCTGAATTATAATTTGGTTCGAGCATAAAAGATTCTCCCGCAGACGATCCAATACTGAAATTCGGATTTCCATCATTCGTTGATTCAAATATAGTAATTCCTGTCCCTGTTAACTCTAACCTTAAATCACTCGATGTAGTATAAGGTTCTAAGGAAACCATCCCAATTGAAGAATTAAGAAAAAGACCATCACGACCGTAAATACCTATTGATCCTAATCCATTGATAAATGATATATTATCTGCTATGTCTTCTATATACTTCTCTGCACTTTCGTTAAAAATTAATGCGTTTAATGAAGCATTTCCGGTTACAGTCAAATCACCGTTAATAACAAGACTATCCTTATCAAAATCACCATATATCAAAGGCGAATTTGTATTGGAATTATCAATATAAAGTTTATTGCTTATATCTCCTGCTGAACTTGCTACTTCAGTTCCAATTATAGTATTGCGAATCCCGGTGATAATTCCAGAACCTGATCCTTTGCCAAATATTACATTATAGCTACCTGTTGTAATTTCGTTTATACTATGATAACCTACTGCTGTATTATAGCAACCGAGTGTCATCATCTGCGCTGCATGAGATCCTAAAATAGCATTTCCACTTGTAGTATCTCCTCCGGCATCTTCGCCCACTGAAATACTTATAAATCCACCTCTAACAAGGGTTTTTGTAATAAGACTATCTCCAGGAACATGCCTGCTGTCTATTGTAACTGAATCAGCATAAGCGCTTCCACTGGCAGGTATTTCCGCACGCAAAACAGTAGCAGTGTCACCTATATCAGACCTTAGTGTTGCATCATGCACAGTTGCGGTATCGCTTACTATTGATTTAGTTGTATCTTTCAGGTCGGATTTTAATTGCGGGGTAAAATCGCTGTATTTGATTTTACTCTGAGCCGTCAATAAGAAAAAAAAGCCAAGAAAAAAGAGCCAAAATATATATTTTATTATGTTTTTCATTGTAAATAATCCACCTGTGCGTTTGTAAATGTTATATCACCGCTGCCATCAATGCGGACTGCTTTTAATTTGAGTCCAAAAACAGGTTCTTTCCAGAATTCCTGTACTTTAATCCCGAATTCGGCGGAATCTCCCGCTGCCATATTCTCATTAAGATCGTCTTCTTTAAGGGTGTGATATTTCATAAATGATGTGCCGTTCCAAAAGGCAATCTGCAATTTCCAGTTGGATGTACCTCCGGCGGAATCGAGATAAATAACACCGTCTTTTATCGGTTTATTTAAAGTAAAGGCATTGCCTTCAAGTTCATCCGAACCATCTTCTAATATATCGGTAAACAATTCGCCATCAAATAAACCTGGCATAATATCCTCCTAATACGCATTAATGCGTTCTTCTTTTAACCAAAACTTTGCCACCTGGGCTGTGACCCCATAAATGCGCAATGTATAATAAGCTGTTCGCTGATTGAGATTAGAATTACCTAAAGGGTATACATCAAAATAACCTACCGAATCAGCGATCACCAGAATAGTATCAATAGCATAAAAGGTTTCGGTTATATTGGCATTCATGGTAGATCCGTCACCTTTATGGATTGACATATCAAAATATAGTGTGCAGGTTGTGGCGCTGTGACCCAACATGGCAACACCCTGGGCATATCCATAAAAGCGGATCATTCCCAACGTTCTGCCAATATTCACATATATTTCCAGAGTATCATTGCCAACGATATATAACGAATCACCATCGGAGCTGGCAAATACGGAATCGCTGTCGGAAAACCTGTAATAATTACCGTTGGATGTCAGTATATCTTCGTTTAATGTCCACTCGGTTTGGGCTTGAAGCAAACTCCAAGAGCAAAGAACCAAGAGCCAAATAAATAAAATTAATTTTTTCATGTGTATAGTCCTCGATTTAATCGATATTCTAATTCAAATCCGCCATAGGGCGGTTGTAACTCAAAATATTTATCATCTGCTTTTAGCAGGATATCCGGATCCAGACTAAAACTTACCGGACCGCTTAACCAGCCTAATGCCAGCAGATCCGTGTCTTTCATTAGCAGTTCCATGGTGTCCAGTTTGGTTTGATAGACCTCCCCGGCTTCGTTATACACCACCCCGCCGATACGCAAAATACTGTCAACCAGGGCTTTGTTTTTCAGATCGCCATCGACCATATAAATAAAACCAAGCGGCAGGCGCGCGGCATTGATGGGAAAATCAGTGCCTATATGCACATTAGTCCCATCGGCGCCGAAAACATAATTGCTGTCGCCGTCCTGTAGGGCTTGCAGGATTGTCTGAATTTCCTGTAATCTTATATATATCATTATTAGCCTTTAGCGATTGGCTATCTGCTCTCGGCTGTCAGCAAAACGCTGATGGCTGATTGCTGATGGCTATTTTTTTATTCCTGCTTTTGTTATTACTTTTGCCACTAGTTGTGATCCGGTTTTATTTAAGATTGCCTGTTCCCTGACATTGATCCCGATAAATTTTCCTTTTTGCCCGGTTAATAATTTTGCTTTTGCCGCTTCTTTTGCCCGGGTGAAACTGATGATTGCTTTTGTCGGTCGTAACTCATGCGCCTGGAATGCCTGAAACATTTTTCCGGAGGCATGTAATGTAACGGTTGAACCGGACTTTTTGGTAGCGGCGGCAAAATCTGCATATCCGCCGTCATAAGCGATAGTTTGTAGTGACTGTCCTGTTTTTTTATGGACCCTGCGTCCACCCTTGCCGATGGGACGTGTCTTTTTACTGCGGTAATAAGGATCTGTTGAATACCTGGGGAAAACCCCGCCTGTTACTTTTTTGCCTTCCTTTGTTCGTTTTTGGATAAGTACCCTGGCATCACTTGCCAATTTTGCTGCGAGGTGCTCTTCGGCTAATATCTTGCGAAACTTACCCAGTTTAACTCCGAATTTGGTTAATTCGGAAAAATCAAACTGTACATTATCAGCCATTTAAACCTCTCATAGACGGAGACTGAAAACCGGAGGCAAAAATAAGATTCTTTTCCGGTCTGCCTGCCCGACGGCAGGCGCGGCGTTCTGCGGTTTCCGTTTTCCGTTCCATTTTATACCCTGTCAAAATGGTACTTGCCCGGCGGTATGCCCTCCTCTTCCTGTTCTATTTCCCCGCTTTCATCAATATCAAATTCTATTAACTGGAAACCTGCATCGTAGAATTCTTTAAACTCTTTATGAAATTTTCTTTCCATTACTGCATTGTAATCATCCGGCTCGATGGCATTATCTTCGAAAAGACGTTCCAGTGTCCGGGCAACGCAGGCTTCCTTCATTACTTCTATATTGTTAATCAAATTCTTAAGATCGCTTGCCTCGTAATCCACGTGCGCTTTATATTTGCGCAGATCACCGTCCAGTAATTTACCGATGTCAATTTTTGCCAGAGCAATTACGGCGGTAATCTCCGTATTTTGATCAGCCGCTACCGATTCATTGGTGAGTTCACCCACCCGCGAATACCGGTTTAGGACATCGGTATATGTGCACAGGGCCGCTACCGACCAATCACCTACAGACATTAATCATTCCTTTCTGATCCGTTTTACGGGTTTAGTTAGCGGATTTGGCTCCGGCCACATCTCTTTTAGGTGCTCCCGGTTTTTTAGAAACATATACATACCAGTTCATCACAAGGCTATGTGGATTTCCTGTCTGTCCGTCAAATTTTATTCTTGCCCATTTTGAATATTTAAATCCATCGAGTGCACCTGCATTAATGCCGAGCGTATCGGATTTTATGGTTGTCGCTATAGCATCCAGGTCGGCATAGGTTGTTGCCCATCCAAAAGTTGCGTTTGCTGCTGTAGATGCTGCTGAATATTCTAGTATGGCATTTACATCCTCGGTGCCTGCTTCTGTAGCGTAGCAATAAATCCCGCCGTATTCATAATTACAATCGGCTATATAAAATGCCTGGGTGTAACAGTAATCCTCACCACCGGCTACGCCAAATGTGGCGGGTCCATAATAGATGATATATGTATCACCTTCCACCCAGTTGACGGCAGTATCGGTTGTGTCCGCTGCGAACAACGAACCAAATGCCATTATAAAAATGGCGACTATCATGAATAAAAATTTATATTTCATCGGTTTATTTCTCCTAAAATTATTGCACTTTGTTTAATTACCCGCTTTACCTCCGGCTGACTCTCTATGATCTCCGGTTTCCGGTGCCCCGCTTTCGGCTGATGGCTGTTTGCTATCCGCTGTCTGCTTTTCAGCAATTATAGCTTTATACAATTCAGCAAGTTTTTCCCGTCCCATTTGCGGCTTAATCTGTTTGCCGTCAGCCGTTTCTATAACTTCGAGTTTTGCTAACTCCGCCACAATTACCGCTGCTTTTGCCGTCTCAATATTAAATTTCTCCGGTGCCCCGCCTCCGGCATCCGTTTCGGCTTTTGCATCCGCTTTGGCTTTTGCATCCGCCTTCTTCTTTTTATCTGCCACTGCACCTGCCACTGCCTGCCATTCTTTATAATCCATCACATCAATCTTAGCGGCCAGGTAATCCGCCACAATCTTTTCAGCGTTAGCAGTGGAAACTTTGTCATAGAAAATACAGAGTTCGGCTTTTTTAAATATCTGATCAGACCTGTAGAGCTGTGGATTATTAAAAAATACCTGCCAGCCGGCTTTTTTTAATTCCTCCCGCAATTTCAAAAGCGCCTGCTGTATTTTTGGGATATGCGGCACTTCGTATATAATTACGATTGGTTTTACTTTTTTTGCTGCCATTACATTTTCTCCATCTTTTAATTGTTAATACTTCGCTATGCTTCGACTCCGCTCAGCAACCCGCTCAGTTAGCCGGACCCTGAGCCTGTCGAAGGGTAATTATTGACAGAGCAATTTTACAAATGGTAAAGAAACCGTGGCAGTTCTAATAGAATCCCAGTTTGTAGTCGTTCCCAAAGTAGCGTCTGTCGGATTTGCTCCGCCGCTTGTAACATCCCATGTTACACCGTCTATTCCGACCGTGGCAGCATATTCACCCTGTAAGCGAATAATTAATTGTTCGTTTATGGTAACGATCTGAATAACTATGCGGGTTATCTGTGACTGTTGTACTAAACAGGCACCGCCCGCCAAACCGAGTAAATTATATGTTCTGGGTGAGCCCAAGTTATAAAGATTACTGTTATCGGAAACCACAAACGGCGCCCCGGCTAAGGTGTTAGCTATGCCCTGTGAAAATAATACACCGGCAACCGAATCCATCTGGTAATTTTCCAGACCGTCTTTTATTAAATTAATATGTGGTTTGGAGTGTGATAACCAGCAGCCAATTTTGTTCATGTTGTCGCCCCATTTACCACGGGTATCGATCAACGATAACAGGTTAGCGGTTTTAACCGTTTCGGCGGTAATATCCTGAATTAAATCTGTCTGTGCTCCAACTGCTGCAACTAAAGAAATTATGCCAATATTTGCCATATCCTTGGCCATAGCATCGGAGACCATCCTGCCCAATCTGTAAGAACCATCGGGAGTTTCCAACCCGGCTTCCTCGAAGGCGTTAAAGGTCATATCCACAGGATGGATTTTTCTGTGCAGTTTTACAGAGGCCTCCTCTACCTGTTCCAATTTCTTTGGGGTTAATGCTGATGTTGAAGTCAGATCCTGACGTGAAACCAGGTCTGCTATTATTTTGAATGCCGCTTCTTTTTTATACACACCGCGATGTTCCTCTGCGGTCATTATAATTGCGCCGCGTGATGCCCCGTTAAATATTTGGGTATTCTCCGCTAAGGCTTCATAAGCCCCGGAATTGAATTCGGCATTATATATTTTAAAATCTGATGTTAATGATACTGCCATTTTGTACCTCCGTTAATCTTATTCTTTTTTTATGAAATCGTGTTTATCGACCAGTTCCATATATGCTTTTTCACCATGTTCCTTAATAAATTTTGATCGTTTTTCTGAATCTTTTTGGAGGTCTTTTAATGTTACACCGCTAAAGTCACTGCCACCACCACCACCGCTGCCGCCTGAACCATTGGCTTCAAACAGGTATTTATTTTTTTCGGAAAATGTTTTAAATACATCTTCCAGGGCGAGTTCTTCACCTTTGTCGTTAAACATCGGTGTACCTGCGGCGTTTTTTATGGTGATCTTATTGTTTTCACCTATCTCAATACCGTATTCCATTTTGACCAGGTTAGCAACTACATCGGCATTTACTGCTTTGCTGTCGGTTGCCAGCGCTTTTAGTCTGGAATCTATTAATGTGGATTTTTGAAAATTGGCGAAATCTGTTTTAGTGGTTTCAAGTTGAGTGCTTGTATTTTGCAGTTTGGTTTGAAGATCCTTAAAAACTTCTGTCTCTTTAAATTTATCAGTGAATTCTTTAGGGTATTTTCCGGATTCGATGTCGGTAACTAATTGCATTTTGGCTTTGAGGCTGCCTTCGAGATTTTTTATATCTATTCCGAACGGTTCAATTTTTTTTAATATTTCTTCACGCCCGGATTCGGCGCCTTTTCCATACCCCTTGTTAAACTGATCCGCAGCACCTTTGCCTTTGGTTTCCTGTTCATCAAATTCGGCTTTGGTTAATGTTACTTCTGTTTTATCTTCATTCCATTTCATTTTATGACCTCCGGGTGTATTCAATACGACGGGCGTATGCAATACTCCCCTACAAGTGATATGTTTTGAATGGCTTACCAGCCACAGACATTTATTTAACGGCTTGCCAGCCGCAGACGTTTTATTTTGAGTCCCGCCGGACCATTTAAACTAAAAAAAAAGCGGAGATACGTCCCGAAATAAATCAGGATATACCTCCGCTTAAATTTATGTCCCGTAGAACGGGACTTCGCTCACCTATATGGTTCGCTCAGCTGGTCGATACTTAAATTTGCTATATTGTAATAATTATAACTTCAATTGTCAATATTTATTTTGTTTTTCTCTCGATCCTCTTTATCTTTTATTAAATCTTCCAGCCTCACCCTTTTCCTGATTTCATATTTTTTTAGTGCTGCCAGGTTGCCATTTTTTGCCAGTTCGAATAATTTCATATCCACCGCGTAATCGGCTTTGTCAATTCCGCGCTGGTATGCTTTGGCTATTTTACTTTTTTCATCATCAAAGTCTTTTGTAAATTGTTCAACATCTTTATCTTCGATATCCAGGACATTAATTGTTTTCTGCAGCGAATATCCCAGCGTTCCGACACCCACTATCTTTTTTATGAAATCTTCTGTGTATTCCATATTTCACCATTTCTTTTTATAGTCAAAAACGGATCAAATTTTAACATTCTGTCGATTATTACCTGACAGTATTTTGGATCCAACTCCATACCGTAACATTTACGTTTTAGTTGGTGTGCTGTCACCATGGTAGAGCCGGACCCTAAAAATAAATCTAAAACAATGTCATACATCCTGCTTGCATGATTTAATGCTCGTTCAATTAATGCTAATGGTTTTATAGTAGGATGTTCAATGGATTTTTTAGGCCTTGGTATATCCCATACATTTACTTGTTTTCTATCACCATAAAAATTTATTCCAGAGTGCACCCAACCAAACCATATTGGTTCATATTTGCTTTGATATTTCCCGCGTCCCAATGTGAATTGATCCTTATTCCAAATAATTACAGTTGAACAGTGCATAACATTGTCGCATTCAACAAACATTATTCTTCCATCTGGGCTGGGATAACCAGTCATATATACACAACCCTTATTAAAAAGTACAATATTTGAAATAAAGCCGATACAAAATTCTTTAAATTCTTTTTTGGACATATTATCATTTAAAATTGCTCGTTGCTTAAATTTTTTATGCTTAATTGTTGCCATGTTTACATTGTATGGAGGGTCTGTGAATACAATATCACTCTTTTGACCGGCCATTAACCTTGCAACCTGGTCAGAATCGGTACTGTCGCCGCACAGCAGGCGGTGTGTGCCTATTTCGAACAGATCCCCTATCACTATGTCGGTTTCTATCTCATCGGGGATTTCGTAATCGTCCTCCACGGCTTCTTCGTCAATTGGCACGGGCCTTGTATCTAAATCCGGAACATTAAATCCTATTTCATCTAAATCCACGCCGTCAAAATGCAAATCAAATATTTCCCAGTCAAATTCTCCGGCATGGGTGTTACTAATTATACAGTATTCTTTAAATTCTTCTTCGGTAAGCGGTCTATTGGGTATGCGCACGTCAATTAATTCTTCGCCGCGCCCCACTGTTTTTAATGCAATTATTCTCTGGTTACCGCCTATTATTTTATTATCAACATTTATAGCCGGTATTTCTGCCAGGTTAAATTTATCCAGTGACTCTATCAATTTCTGTTTTTTTTCTTCACTGATTTTACGGGGATTAATTTCCAGTTCAACCAGGTCGTTTACTTTGCGTTTTTCTGTTTTCCATTCTAATTTTTTGGGCATCTAACCCACCCCTAACCCCTCCCAGGAGGGGAATTCGGTCTGCGGTCTCCGTTTATGCCGCTTTTAAATATTCTGCAAATTCTTCGGTAACCGGGGACAAAATATGTCCGCAATTCCAGCCGCCTAAAAATGTCCATACATCCCTGCCTTCAGCTTTGCCATTCCACGGACCCATTTGATTCCATGAATCTATTTCTTTTTTTGTGAATACTTTGCCCACCCGGTTTACGCAGAATTCACGGCTGTCCATTAACAGTGATCCGGAATAATAAAACAAATCCATACCATACTGTTCGGCTTTAATAGTCTGTATGCGGCGGTCAAATCCGCTAAAAGCAGTGAATGCATAGGTGGAATTATATTTTTTTAACAATCCATTAAGTTTAGCGCCGCTGCTTAATACGGTATCGGTGTGCAGGCTCTTAAGCCGATCAGCTAACCCCCGCCAGTCTGATTTTGAATAAATTGAATTAATTACTTCCTTATAAGTGAGATTGATTACATCTTTATCCCGTGCCACTAAAAAATTAAGATCGTCCATTTTGAGTTTTGCCAAAGTGCCCAGGTCGCGGGCGGTAAAGGCTCCATCCAATCCCATTGAATCATAATATTGCCGGGATTTTAATATTACATCGTTATACTTATTGCCGAATTCGGTAAGGGATTCATAATAGCCGTTTTTCTTTAACCATTTGCGTATGTCTATACGGAGACTGTGAGCCCTTTTAATATTGAAGCTGCTGGCTTCTAAGGTCTTCCCCTTTTTACTATCCAGTTCTTTGATGAAAGCCAACAGATCATTATAGGTTCGGTTCTGGACTTTTTCCAGTTGGTTTACAAAATATTGCGGCGCGCTGGAGACCAGGTCTTCCCGCTCTTTAATAATATTTAGAAATTTGTTTTTGCTCTTTGGCATAGTTATCCGGGACGCTGAGCCTGCCGAAGTGTCGCTCATTTCGACAAGCTCAATGAACTTTTACTCTATGTTTTGCTGATCGCTTTCAAACTGGTTAACTCCTACGATTGATTTTAGATTTTCAGCAATAATTTTATCAATCTCGGTATCTTCCAGGTCGCGCATATCGGGGTTGTATTTGCGTGTCAAATTCCGTGCCATTAATATTCCGGCATTTGCCAGTTTATCTATATCGTCAATATTCAAACTCGGATCGATTGAGTATTCCAGATCCTTTTCTATTTCCTTTTTCTGCTTTTCAGTGACAAAACCCAGCATGTTAAACATCAGGCGTTTTACAATTGCTTTGTTGAATGTCGGGCTGCCCAAATCTTCTTTAAATATTTTAACCACTTCTTCGATTTGCTGGAATGTGCCTTTTACGTCAAACACTTTTTCATAGACAATTTTCAACTCGGGATCTTTTTGTTTTTCCCATTTCAGCGCCAGCGCCACCATCTGGTTTTCAATCCATTCCATTTGATTGGCTTTACCGAGCAGGTTGGATATCTCGTCGCTGGAATCAACAAACTTGGCAATGCCGGATTCTTCCCGTGGTTGATCTGTCTTATCGCGCAAAGTTGCAAAGTAAAGAATTTTATTGGGCATCTGCGTATATACAAGTTCAATCATTTTATCGATTTCACTCATTTGCGATTCGATATAGTAGGCTTTTGATTCCGTGCCATCTTCGAACGGAAAGACATTCTTATTGCCTATACCTTCCTGTTTGATCAGCTTCCACATACCTTCAGGCATTGCCAGTTTCATGAAAACGTGGGATACGATCATCTGTTCTAATTGTGATTGGTATTCGAATATTTTAAGGCTTAACCGCACCACATCGTCAAGGGGTGATTTGGGAGTCAAAAAATAATGGGCTGCATTGCGTTTGCCAAATGAACGGATTACCGGCACTGTACCCAGTCCATGTGTTCCGCTGTCTTTTTTCCCACCTTGCGGACCAAACACTGCCCAGTCGTTTTTATCAAAATAGCGGTACTGATCTTTTTGCTCTCCGGCATCCGATATTTGTTCTTTGAATAATATCCAGTCCAGGTTTTTATTACGGTCGATGCCGAAATTGGCAACATGTTGCCAGGTATAAATATATGCGTAAGGATAAAAATTAAGTTGTTCCTGCTGATATTTTGTGAGAGTATCATTATCGGCTTTTTTGGGTTTATCTATTACGATAAAACAGCCGCCGTGAATTTCATTATATACAAATACCTGCTCTTTAACAAACTGCCCGATTGAGGTATCAGCACCGTCGGCATTTTTTATGAATCTTTTAAATTCCTCTGAGTTGCCTTCGCGGGTCGGCTCACCGGATCTGTAAATTGAATTCTGATAAATCTCCAGTATCTTTTCGGGGAAGTTCATATAACCGTTTGCCGCCCTGGCTAATCTATCGGTATAATCCAGGCTCGGTTCACGGGCAGAATATCGCGGCAGGTAGGTTTCGCTAAATACATTAGCGGAATAAGCATCCATATTTTTAGTACATGCGGCGTCAACTATGGACTTCCACTCGTATTCTTTGCTGTATGCTTTAAAATTTTTAATTATGTCATTTAGCACTATAATATCCTCTCAGTTAAAACGGAAACCGGGGGGAGACCGGAGACCGGGGTTACTTCTTAATATGTTTGGTTAAATCAATTCGTTTACGTATCCATGTTTTTGGTATTTTTTGTACTAAGCCAAATTCTTCACCGTGTCGAACATCTTCCGGTTTATATCTGCTGACCAAAACAATTTGTTTTTTTGATTCTTTGAAAACCCAGCCAACTTCTTTTATTATAAACTCTTCTTCATCTGATAATTTTTTTAACTCTGCCTTTGACAACCAGCCTGTATTACAAAAAGCATCATTCCATTCAATATATATTAATTTCATTTTCCGGTTTCTGATCTGCAGCCTCCATCTTTTCGATTATCCAGCATTTTGTTGATCATCAATTCCATATTATTTGCCCCCATATAAATCAAGAGCAACAGATGAACAATGGAATCCGCGTTGTACCTTTTTATAAACCGTAACACCCTCAACGGCTAAATTTTTATCTCTAATCACACATAATATATGCTCTAGTGTTGCTGATATTATTAACTTCTTGTCAGAATCAATTAATTCGGCATATATAGTATTTGCTTTTAGTTTCCCGTGCTCATTCCCAGACATTCTGATTTTTTGTAGTTTATATATCATATCGCTTTTCGCTCCTCGCTCTTCGCTCATACGCCAGGAATATATCCTGCTTCATAATTTCTGCTTATATTTTTGCGCTCCAAATAATCAAGAAAATAATTACTCATTGCCAATCCATCGGCGCGGTCATCACCCAGTTTGGAATGATCTTTATACTGTAATTCCTTATCCTCGATTTTTTTCACAATGCGTGAGATCTTATAATATCCACCCTGCGTTTTTTCCGATTGCAGGTTTTCAAGTTCACGCAGTAAAATCTGTAATTCCTTCCAATGATCTAAATGTTTGGCTTTAAAACGATCTACCTGTGGAAAAATAAGTAAATTTGCCCTGGGGATATTCATGTTTGAGATTTGCGTACAACTGTGGACGACCATTTTCAGCGATGTATAAAAATGGTGTTTGGTTCTGCCGGAATTATTCAGCGGCGTCAACAATCCGCGCTTTGCCCACTTCTTCCAGTTATCCATTTCATTGCCGCCCCACTTGCGCCAGTTAACCGAAATCAATCCGGATTCATATAACCTGTCGTTAATTTGCGCGATAAGATTAGCCTGCAGGCTGTCGCCAAATCCGCCGTTCGGTTTAAAGAATGCCCAATACTGGCAGACTTCGGAAATAATTACTTCGGGATCCTCCGTTCCCGGCCATGTCTTAGCCCACAGCCAGCGCCGGAATGGTCCATTGCTCATGGTCACCTGCAGAGAATAATCACTGGCATCCTCACCGGAACCCTGCGCTCCCATATCCAAACCAAAGGCTATAATATCACCGGGGCGCTTGTGGAATATCTGCATCATTTCTGGAGGCACGGGAGAGAGTCCCCATTTCAATCCAATAAACTGGCTTAACCGCAATCGTGCCGACCAGATAAAATTCCGCGATTCAACATACATCAAACATTGAGTCCGCAGCCATTCATCATCGGTCATGTCCCGGCGCTGATCTAAAACGTCCTTTTTTTCTAACCAGCTCGCAGCCAGCCCCATATATACGTTTACTTTTGGCAGCACATAATAAGCGCCTTCTTCACCGTTTAAAAATGCCTGTTCTATTTTGAATATATTCAGCTTGCCCCAAATCACACCGGTGAACCTGTGGCGCGTGGGCAATCCGTTGCGGTTTTTACCTGTGGATCTACCTTTTATACGTTTTAAGGTATCTGCCGGGATATCATCTAACTCATCTACATGCTGGATTGTAGCATTCTCACCCTCAAAATTGGAAGTAACCCCAAAAGTTTTTGCGCCTGATTTGTTTACAAATTTGACGAAACCCTGCCCGAATTCTGGTTTACCGGCGGCATTTTTTGCCACCATGGCCGCCACAACCGGCTGTTGATCTATAATGTCATATTGAGTTTGGAATGTTTTTACTGCCTGGTCATGTTTCGGGGCAAATATCATTTCTTCTTCATAGGGTGTGATCAGTTTTTCATCGAGATTCTTTAATTGCACATCAACAGTCTTCCCGGCGCGCATACAGGTGTTTCCCAATATGTCCGGGTACTGGTCCATAAGGAACCACCACTCCCACTGGAACGCCCGCAAATCCATACCATAAATTACGCGCACCCGCTCAAACGGATCGTCCTTATATCTAGCAATTACCTGTTCAGCAACATTGGAGATCTGAATACTACTTGTTTTGCTCAAAAGGGTTGTCCCCAGCATCACCAATATTAACGTTATCAATATCCTCATTTGCCAAATCTTCATTTTTTCTAAAATGTGTGATTGCCTCGTCCTTTTTCTCCATTGCATTTGCTGTAGCCTGCGCCTTACGGAAAGCAGCCATTTCATTCATGATTTTATTTCTATGCTCTGCTGCTTTTTGCGGATATATTTCAGCCCTGGCTAATTCAGCCCAGGCAGCATCAATATTTTCCTGAGTCTGTTTAGTAAGCTGCATATCCGGCAGTGTTTTGGATAGGGCTTTCATGAAAGTTATTAACATGTAAATATAATCATTACCGATTTTGGGCTTTTTAATCTTATTACCATCATCATCCGTGTATTCATTAAATTCACCCATGTTTATTTGTGCGTAACGCAGGTTTTGGCTAAAAAGTAAATCCATACTTGCTAGTTGCGCCATGTTAATTTCTTCAATGTATTTAGTTTCACCGGTTTGATGGGTTTTAGTATATTTTAAAAGTAAATTGTCGTATAATAAGCAGGTGCGATCCTCCAGAGGGAAACTTTTACATAATTCTATTTGTTCATCACCACAATTTGGGCAAATTTTTAATTCACCAACAGATTTTCCCCTTATCTTCCAAAAATGTTTTGCATTATATCCCGTTTTCAGTGCATTCATAGAAGATATCTGCTTGCCCTCTTCAGTTTGAGGTCCTGTACTTAATTGAGCATTTTTTCTATTCGCTTCTATAGCTGCGTCTGTCATTGTTTTTTTGTGCATAATATTCCCCAAAATAAAAAAGGCGGAAACACTGCAATAGCAATATCTCCGCCCTTAAGACTGGTTGATACCTTTTTGAATTGAAATTATAGTAATAAGAATGCCAAATGTCAAGAAAAATTATATATTTTCGCTTTGTTCTTGGTTTTTGCCCTTCTAAAAAATTTCACAGGATAAATCGTACCGGGTTGGATTCTGGTTTTAATTGTTCGTGCGGTATGGGTTTATATATATTCCGTTTATTATATTTGTGTGTTGTCTTATTTATTATTTTTTATAATAACGTAAGAATATATTATAGTAATGAGAGGTTATTAATATATTATGTTCCGTATTTACCTATTATCGGAACTTTAATTTGGGTACGATATCTGGTATAAGTGGATTGATAGAGAGGCAAGATAAAGATAGGTATTTTAATGTACTTCTAATTTATTTTAATTAACATAATATATTTCTCAAAATCTTATAAATATAATAAAGAAGGGCTTTTGAATTATTATATATACTTGGGAGTTAATATTAAAACTGTGGTGAGTGCCTGAGTTTATTTATATTATCTATTTGTTTTAGATCTGAGTTGGTTATATCCACCACTGATTTACCTTCGTGGGCAAATGGAAGAGTAAGTCTTTTGTTTCTAAACACATAAGGATCCAAACCTCCCAGCTCAGCGTGACCAGTAATTGTAATTATTTCTTCACGTGTATAACCCATTTCTAGCCATGTATTAATAGCAGTATGCCTAAATATATGTGTTCGTAAATTTTTTGGTTTCCTTATATCGCATATTTTTAATATCTTTTCTATAATTACACCTGCTGCATTCCGGCTTAATTTTAATGTTTCAGATCTATTATTCCTGACATTATGGAATAGAATCTCATTTTTAACTTTTCTGCTATCTAGGTACAAATTTAAATAATGCAACGCATCGTTGCTTACCGCAACGACTCTATCGCGTTTATCCTTACCCATAATGTGGACATATATATTACCTTCATCCAAATGGAAATCACCACTCCGGACGGTTTCACTGTGAAAATAAATATATGATTCCTTGTGACATCTTAGATTTAACGCTTCACTTACACGGGTTGCAGTGGACCATAAAAACATCATCAAGGCAGCATCCCTCAAATCTTTTTCCGTTTTTAAATGACTGGCAATGTAATCCCGTAAGACCTTTTGTTCTTTATGATTCATTCCCCCCTCTAAAAACAGCAATCTCTTTTTGGGCATTACGATTTTCTGTGATATATCCTCGGTAATATATTCGCTTAAATAACAGAATTTGAAGAAGGATTTTAGAGTGGCCATATAGTTTGCCCGGGTTGAATCTGAGGCGATCTTTTTCCCACCGGCAAAATCACTCCAAAAATCATCCAGTAAGCGCTTATTAATCACGATCGATTTCAATTGTGATATATCATATATCTTCATTTTTTTAAAAAGTATATGGAGATTTCCGAGATATTTAACAATCGTTTCCTCTGAAAATCCTCTGTCATTCTTCAGATATAACTTGAAGCTCTGTAAAATTTGTTGCATTTGTTTTGTCCCTTTGTAGTCTGATTTTAACCGAAGGATAAATATTTACTGGTTTTCTATTACTTATCTCTATATTCATTTCTCCATATTTTACCAATCGAATAATATCTATTATTTTTTTATTCTCCGGAGTATAATATTTTTCGAACCACTCTTTTTCAGTCACTAAAAATATCCTTTTGATTGCTAATGTCAAAATACTTTTGTAATAGTTTTTGAAACCGCTGCCGGCAGTTTTTTTTAATTGCCCAGGAATTCATTTTTTTTAACCAGTATCGGTCACCGTTTTTACCGCCCGTAAATTCCTTCTGAAAAACATTGAGAAATCGTTTACATGAGAGATAATCCTTCTTAAAATCATCATCATCCAGACTGAAATAAAAATAATATCCACTAGTATCACTTATTTTCATTTCTAACCATACATATTGCACCCGGCTTCGCCATTAAAATTCCGCGTAGTCGCATAATATCTCCAAGTCAATGTATCTAAACATCGAACAATTAATTCATTATTAGATTTATTTTTGTGTAACATTGGTGCTCTTTTTTTTGTGCGAAACCTTACTCTATCTTTATGTTTTTCATACTCAATTAATCCTGCATAATCAGGAATATCTACATCAATTCCACTTTCAATAACAAAATAAAACCTATTTGTTCTTCCCCCTCTTTTTATTGTTTCATGCTTATTACTATGCATAGCATTTCTATTTTTCCACTTTGTGTTTGATTTTTTAAAATCATTATTAAAATCTGATTTACTACATTTAATTTCATATTCTGTTGTGTAAAGATTTTTATTTAATGTGAATAGATCACATTCAAATGCATCAATATAAAAATTAGGAATTATACCTAAATAATAATTTGAAATTATACTATGTATTAATTCATGCTCTATTTTCAATATCTCAAAAAAGTCGGCTATATACCGCAGGCGGTATAATGGCGAACTTAACTCCTATGTTTAGTCTTACTATCATAATTCTACTCACGCTCGGCAATGCAGGTAAGTATAACAATCCGTTGAACATGGATTGCTACGCAACCAGTTAACTTCGCCGTTATATTTATTAAGGGCAAGGTAGCCACTTGCACCCCGTACCATTTGAGATAACCAATCTCGGCACAGGGCGACGGGGATCGAACCCGCACCAATACTATCGGTTAAATAGTCAACACATTTTATATGTTTTGCCCTTAATAAATATAACCATGTAATTAACTTCGACTTCCCTGCGGTCAGCGCGTTATCACCAACCGTTAAACTGATTTTGGGTTTTTAATCCAGTCATTCCAATTTGCTTTAGCTGTTTCTTTGTTATCAAAATATTCATCACAACACATGCTACAATTAGGGCAAACATAACTATACAATTCACGGTCTGGCGCTTTATCAAGTTTTGGTTTTGTATTACAATAACAGTTTAACAATTTGCTTAAATCTGAACTCATTCGCTACGCTCCTTTCGTCTGTTTAGCAATAGCCGTTAAGTTGGCTTTATTGTATTTACTATATTTTTCTATTTTTATTTCAAGTATCTCTGCACATTCAATTTCATAATGCCACCATTGTTGATGTCGTCCAAACCATTTATAAACAATCATATTATCATCTACAATTGCACGTATGTGAATTTTATATGATCTTGCTCCACTAATAAGCATATGATAAGTTTGTCCTGTTTTGAATTCCAATTTGCTCCAATCGCCACCTAACCATCGGCTTAAAGCGAAGCCGAAACGGTGGCATGATTTATGATTATTTGGTTATCGGCTCGCCTTAGCCACAACCGTTAGTTGCTCCATTCTTTTTCAACGCCTGGAAAATATAATATATCATCATTTACTTTTATTGTGCTATAATCATAAACTATACCGCTAAATTTATCAGTTATGAATTTTCGTTCTAATGTTTGAAATGGTGCGGCATATTTTTCATTAGTATTCAAATTTAAAACTGTATCTGGAATGGATAAGTATCGTAAATATTTCCATTCATATCCGCCGCCAATTCCTTTGTATGTTGCCATTAATTCGCCTTGCTTCCAGTCATATTTCCAAAACGGAAAGCCTTTTGTATATTCTACGTCTTTGCTGCATCCAACCGCAACTAACAATAACATTAAGCAGATGCTTAAGGCTGTGGTGATTTTAGATTTTGTTTTCATTTTGTCGCACTCCTTATGTTTGCCGTTATACTCCCATCCCCCGCATATCATTCTGAAATTTTTCCTCAATATCCGGAAGCGCCATTTGATCGTAAAACTTCACACTTTTAGGATCCGAATGACCGGATAATAACATAATATCTTCAATTTTCCAACCTTTTTTCCTTAAAAATGTAATAAATATATGTCTAAACATGTGAGGATGAATCCGGGGAAGGTCTGCCTTCTTGCAATAATCCTGAAAAACCTTCCGCACATATCTGTCTGAATAGTGTTTGCAATATCGATTTTCAAACAGGTAAATATTACGCAGATTATTGTTCATGTACATCACCAGCAAATCACGAAAATCCTTAAAAATGATCATATAACGATCCTTACTGCCTTTGCCCTGGTTTATGAATATCCTGTTATCTGACAGATTAATATCCGATGTTTTAATATGGGACAGCTCCGCATTTCGCAATCCTGAATATAAGAACATCTTTGCCATTAGGCGAAATTTTATATTGCCATCCGTTTCCATGGTATCTAGTAATTTTTGTACCTGCTGCATAGACGGTAATTTAGGCAATTTCCTTGGCGGTATTTTCTCAGACGGACCAATAATTTCCCCGATTATTTTGTCGCGGCGACATTCCCGCAGTGAATTTTCGAATTCTTTCCTGGTCGGTCTGTGTTTTTTAATGACCTTCATTAGATCATGTTTTAAAGAATCCATTTAGACCTCCGGCTTGGCACGTTTTACGTGCTTAATTATAGGGAGACCGAAAACCGGCCTCTTGTTATTTATTAATATAGTTTTTTCCCATAAACATCAATTGATGATACATGTGGCGGTCCTATGCAATAGGGTCTAAAAACGATAATTACATTTGAAATATTTGCCCTTGCAAAGTTTCCATTTAAACTAAAATGTAATCTATTTTTAATAAATCTAATTTCATCAGATTTCATTACATAATTATGCCACCATATAGTATCCGTAGATCTACCCTGAATCAACGCTACAATCCTATTACCTTTTTGAGATTCCTCATAGGCCTTTTTCATCCACAATCCAATATCTCTGTTATAGGGTGGGTTCATCCAACAAACGCCCTTCCACGATTGTCCAAGTCCATTTATTTCTGGAGTAAAATAAACCGGCAATTTAGCATTCTCCTTTGTGGCAGCTACATCAATATCAAAGTTAAATTCTTCATTTAGTGTATTAAAAAAATCTTTTGGTGTTTCCCAATCAAAATTAGGCATATTAATATTTTCCCGGTTTTCTGTCTGCATTTTTACGAATAAGCAGCAGCAACATCAGCCGTATTATTTTCTTTCAACTGTGTTTTGGTTAATATTTTATTGCCTGTTTTTTGTTCAAACTCCTTAACCGAATACCACATTTCCCCGCAACCCATACACTTAAAAATCCGGTCAGCGCTTATCCGTATTTCCCTGTCCTTTGTGCCGCAATTATGCAGCCAGGCAGCCGAACCCGATGCCTTAAACGGAATACTGATTTGCGGATTTGAAAAAGACTTAATAAACCAGAGATATGAACCGATAGGTTTTTTGCTTTTGTGTGCAATCCCAATAATCGATTTAATAATAACCGGGTTCATGTTTTTTAACAACCCCTTAATCTTGGTGCCGTCTCCGTCACTATAGGGTTTATTAACAATCTTTTTAATTAGTGCTAAAACCTCATTGCCTTTAGAAAAATTAATTTTAAAATCATTATCAGTCAGTTTGCCATTATTAGATGATTTTTTAGCTTCTTTATTATATACACTATTAGAAGAAGATATATTATTATATAGTTCTTCTTCTGATTCTTCTTCTTTAGCGGTAGGTACCTCTGTAGGTGCCTCTGTAGGTGATGGATTAATCCGAACTGTCCAATTGCTTGATATTTCAATGAATTTTGGGATTTTAATAGTCGCCACTTTCTCATTACAAGTGAACTCCAAACGATTACATTCTGCGTAGAAACTGAGAATGTTCTCAATTAGTTTCCATTTCTTACGCAGTTTCCTCATCCATGTTTTTTTAGATAGCGTTAAATTTCCATTTTTTAATCGATTAAATTCTTCCCCGTAAATTTCCAAAACCATGAAAAAAATTGAATAAGCCTTATCACCAAATTCATCCATCGCCTCAGAAATATCCGGATCATCATGAGATCTTGTACTATGTTTAAACCATTCCACCTAGATAGCCTCCTGCAGGTCCGCAGTTAGTGAACACGTTTCAATATCGATTTTATCCGGATTACACATCAAAAAATAGATAGTTGTATTGGTGGATTTACCGTCACTGGTTTTAAAAAATTGCCATAATATGGGTAGATTGTAGGGGTCACGCCGCAGCTCTCGTAAACGGACGTCACCTGCCAGCCCACCGACGCCAGGCTGACATAATATATGCAAAGGCACCCAACCCATAGGGATCCGTTCCCTGTGAGCAAAATAAGCCATTCCTTTAGTTTTAGCCTCGATTAATTTAAGTAAAACCCTTTGCCTGGCATTCGGATTTTCAATTAACTTGCTCATATTTACCTTCATTTATAACTGAATAAACTTGCTGTTTTTTAATAACTGATCGAGCCTGTTAACCATCGCAATATTATCCTTAAAATCCGTTTCAAAATCTTCCCATTTTCCGGTTTTCGGATTTAGGCGCTCAATAAGATAATCGTTAATATGAGGTCGAATAATAATAAACCCCGCCGTATCTAGCTTTTTTAGGTCCTTAATATCCATTATAATAATACCTCAATTTTAGACACTGTTTTTATTTCCAACGGCATATCCTCAATATCATCAATTAAATCCGGGTTAAATACAGATTCTTTAATTTCCCGGATATCCCCATGTTTTTTCATAAAAGCGATCATCCATTTTCTAAACAATTCACTTTGATTATAGCGGTGCTTTTTACAGAATAACTGCCATACATATTTCAAATCATCTTCAATCCTGAATTGAATATGTTGGTTTTTGTCATGACTTTGTAGTGACAACTGTGTCATTACATTCTCCAAAGTTATTGATATATAAGGCTTTTTATCTTCAATCCGTCTAATACTATGTTAAAATACTCGCCTTGTTACCCTTTACTTTCGCTCACATCCTGTTCGCTTTTTTGAGAATCTGGGCTTGTTTTTCCATCCCATTCATATTTTCTGCAATTAACATTACAAGTAACCATATTACATTCTTCCACAATTGGACATTCTCCAGAATATTTACAACTTCTTTCTCCCCAACTCATTTTATGCCTCCTGTTGTTTTTCTAAGGGTGTATAATTTTTATAAAAACATTCACAATGAAGATATATATTATTTATTTCAACCCACGTTTTTTCTTTTATCATCAACTTACATTCATCACACAATTTTATATTTTTCTCTTTCAATTTATCATTTACCCAATCTGGCAAATCCATTTTACGGGCGACTTTCTCAATTAGTTTTTTTATTTCAGACATTCTACTAACCCTCTTTATTTGCTCGTATTTTAACCATTTGTATCAACTCGGACTAAAAAACGTCCTGGTTTTTTGCCGGTTATGCTCGCCGTTAAGTGGCTGGCATTTCATCGCTTAATTTTAGTTTTAACTGTTCTATGTCCGTCGGCATCCTGCCTTCCTTAATTCGTTGCACAGCCAATTCATAAACATCTTTTTCTATTTCAATCCCCTTAAATTCTCGTTTTAACTTTTTGCAAACTAAACCATTCGTACCGGTACCAAGAAAATAATCTACCACAAGATCACCTGGTTTTGAAAAACAGTCAATGTAATATCTGCTCGTGGTTTCATCTTGCCCCCATTTGTGGTAGCGTTTATCTCCGCCAGTTCCATCCCAAATTCCAAGTACATTTGTATTCGGAAGTGGTTTTACACCTTTTTTATGATAACACAAAATTGATTTGTACCCTGATATTATTTTACGTGGCCACAACATTGAAGTATTGCCATTGTGCTTAAGTATAAAATCATAAAAATATTGCAGATGATTTTCAAAATATCCCATAATTACATCTTTCCAATATGGACCAACAAAAGAAATTAAAAAACCAGTTGGTTTTAACACCCTTTCCGCTTCTTCTGCAAGCCATTTGTAAAGTGGATGATATCCCTTTGAATATGGTGGATCTGTAAATATCAAATCAACACTTTCATTTTGAATTATATCCTTTGCTAATTCTCTGCAATCCCCAAAATGTACTGCCATAGTCTCCTTTCGCCAGCCACTTAACAATACGCATCAACCTGACTAAAAAACGTCCGGTTTTTTGCCGGTTATGCTCGACGTTGCCCCCTACACTGGCAGATTTTTAGAATCACCGCCCTCATTGGGTTCCGTAATTATTTCATAATCTTTTTAATTATTCTTAATTATTGGTTTCCTGTATCCGTTTTTTTTACACCATCTTTCTGTAAAGGCACCTAATTCCAGAAAATAGTTTAAATCTGAAGTGGAAAATTTTATCAAAACCGTCATATTATCTCCATTCTAAACAATCTGCCAAAGCCCGTGTAGCGGGCAACGGCGTGTTTCATTTATGATAAACTCTGCTAACCTAAACTTCATTCTTGCTCCCAAAATCAGCCAGTGAGGAACAACCATAGTTTGCAATGGAAGCCTACAGCTCCACTGAAACACGCCGTTAAATGCCTAATTTAAAAATTATGTTAGTTGCTAAAATTAATCCATTTCTTTCTGCCATTTTATCTAAGCCATTTCCTTTTAAATGACCAGTTTTTATATGTTTATTTAGTTCATCCCAAATTCTTTTACGTTCATCCCTTCGTATCTTATTGGCATTTAACAATTGCGTCGAGTTGACGCTAAGGAGTACGGTGTTTTCTTCTTTTTTTGTCATAATTATTCCTTTATTTTTATTGCGAGCGCAACTCACGCTCACCGTTATACTGGAGGGCTGCGTTATTTCCCCGTTTCGAACGTTTTCACCCGACTATATTCCGTACGTAATCTAATCAGGTCTGGGTTGGCGGTACTAATTATTCATGCCGCCGCCTGGGGCATGCACCCTTCAGCATAACATCGCATCAAACCGATGGTAAGGACTCACGCCTTATGCAAGTCCGTTATATTTCACGCAAGCCTTTTAATCTTATGTTTAATTAAAATCTCATCAAATTGTTTTTTGGTATTTTCTACTGTCATTCCAAATCTTATACACGTAGCCAATTCATTAAATGCTGTTTTATAATCTATCGGCTTGCTGTTGTTTTTCGATAAGTCAGCGTTATATGCCTTCTCCCATTTTTTTGCCCAATATTCATTGCCTGGAAAATTACCTGTTTTTTTTATATATTCATTCATTGTATCAATCAATTTCATACTACCTCCAAAATTCTAAAAAATCTGCCAAAGCCCGTGTAACGGGCAACGGCGTGTTTCATTTATGATAAACTCTGCTAACCTAAACTTCATTCTTGCTCCCAAAATCAGCCAGTGAGGAACAACCATAGTTTGCAATGGAAGCCTACGGCTCCACTGAAACACGCCGTTAGTAGCCTGGGTTCCAGGGTTTACTGTAAGCTGGGCTAATCCTTGTTTCCAAATGTTTAGCATGTCCATAACTGCATTTCCCGTAGTCAGCCATTGTATCACATTTTGACTCGTCTGTCGTGCATTGTTGTGCAATCCGTTCAGCCCGTTCTAATAATTCAAGTATTTTATAGTATCGCTTTTTACTTAGTTTGCAATATCCTTCTATTGTCAATTCCTTTACGGCTACTAACAATTCACTCAAGCCGACCGAAGGGCTGTCGGCTCTTTCTAAATTCATTCTTTTGTCGCTCATTTATTTTTCCTTTCTCGGCGGCTTAGTTTCGCCTGTTATATTTTACGCAAGCCTTAAATTCCCAATAAATTCATTTCAAAAGTATCTAAAATTCTAAGTCCCTTTATATCTCGGCTTGATTCAATCGTTATTGTGTTTTTTGCAATGTCTAATTTCATAACTTTTCCGTAAAACTTTTTTGATTCATCAATAGCAGACTTGCTATTACTTGTCGCTTCTCGCGCTTCCATCAACTTAGTTTCCAGCCATTCAATATAGGCGCTATCCTCCGCACAATAACTACAAATTTTGCCTTTTATCTCCAACTCTGTAATAAATTCCTCTCCAAATTTACGTTTCATCTTTTCGCTTCTCCTTAAATATAACCATCGCATCAAGCTGACTATACCATCAATCTTTTTAGGTTTTTCTTCAATTTCACTTCGGTAAAAATTTTTAAGGCGTAAATCAATAATTGAATTTTTTCAGAAGACGGCTCCGGTAAATTATGCCCCTTCGAATCTGCCCCAATATTCACCCACAGTGGCTGACACATTTTAATATATTTAATTAATATTTTCGTGCAAAAATCCATAATCGGTTCAATTGTCAACATCGTTTTAAATCCTGCATTTGCCAGTTTCTCCATTTCAACCACACGTTCAAAGGGCATCGGAGAGGATTGATGATAGACCCTGTTGGATTCTATGGTTACCATCGTTTTAAATCCTGCATTTGCCAGTTTCTCCATTTCAACCACACGTTTAAAGGGCATCGGAGAGGATTGATGATAGACCCGGTTGGATTCAATCGTAGTTCCCAGAATCATGTTATCGGGAAACCAGCTATTTGCCGTTACAAATCGCGCCGGATTTTTACTCTGGAATAAATAGGTATTATCCGGGTATTGATAACAAACTCCCATAACCTCTGCCAGCCATTCGCCCGGCACATTGTTTGCCCACATATCTGTTCCGGATCCGATAAAAATAAAATTGCCACTGCCCAGGTTAGTTTTTAATTCCTTCTCGTCTAACCTTAAAGTGGCATCCTTCATTCGTTTCCAGATTTCAAGCATGTAACAATAATCACAACCATGAGCGCACCTGCCTTTGATCGGATTCCAGGTATGCGTCACAAATGAATACATATTACCGGACTGCTTTTTAAGTCCCATTATTTAAGCCTCATTATTAACTGATTTTCTGATCAATTTTAACAATCTGCGTTTATCACTATCGCTTTTTGGTACAGGTAAATCCAGCAACTGAGCAATAGAATTCCAATGGTCACGGCGCAATGAGGTAACCAAATAGAATACAGGACCCCGCCCTATATGAGTTTTTTTAATTTGTCTTATCAGCCGCTCATTGTCATCAATTAAAATAGCACATTTGGTTTTTAAATAATTATTCTGTCTATTCAATATTTCGGCATCCATTATAGAGTCTCCGGTTTCCGGTCTCCGGTTTTTAATAATTGACGACGCTTAGATTCCAGAGTCAATAATTTATTACTGCGCCTGTACAACCGTTTTTTTATACATATTAAATCTTGCTCTGTGCGGTCATATTTTTTTCTGGCTTTCAGGAGATCCTGCTCAATTTTATCTAAATTCATATATCATACTCCACATCATATTGATCGTGACTATTATACAGTGTAGCCTCAGCTTCTTTTTCCATATCATCCAGCAATCTCTTATTTTCAGAGGCACAGTCGGCTTGCATAGTATTAAATTGCCGTTCTTTTAATACCTGCAGGTAAGCATCCAGCCCGATGGCAAAATTTTTTTTACTACCTTCCATTTGTATCCGGATAATTCGTTTAGTCATAATCTTCTCCGGTCTTCGGCTTCCAGCCTCCCGTTTCCCTCTCAATTATTTCATCCATTCCCTATCCAGATTTCCCCGCCATCCAGCATACCAGGAATGCCGTAATTAATAAGATAGTTATCCCTAGTCCCATTGCAAATAACATTAATTTCATAGCGCTGTCCTATATAAAACTAAGCTGTCCGTCAGGTTCTAAAACATTAAATTGATCAAATTTTTTCTTCGCCTCGGCAATAGAATTAGCCGGGATTAATTTCAATCCCAGTGAGACATATTTTAGCACGTGTTTGGGATATTTTTTTCCCATTTCGTTTATTTTGCGGATGGCATCCTCCTCGGATTCTGCCTGCAGGAAGAATTCCTTCTTTGAATTGTTTGTCAATACGACCACCATTATTGTCCCTCACGATATCATATAATTGAACTAGCTCGGGATCCGATAATTCAAACACCGGCACCCATTTATTATTGACATATGCCCCGCCTTCACCTTCACTGATCAGGAAATCAATCATGTCATTACGTGCTTTTACTGTACTATTTGAAATAGGCATACTTAACCTTTCGAACTGAAATATTAATAATAACTATATGATAAACAGGGAAATAGGGGCGGGTTTGTACTAGGTAACATGTTATATATTATATAACAAAAATACCCAAAAAACCCGGATAAC